CAAATGAACTACACATGTAAAGTGGTATTGCGACCCTTATCTCAGTTAAAAGCTGGTCCTGCCAAGATGAGCTATCCCAAACAGCATCGGATTGTTCCGTTACTGCTCCAGCTGCTGTAAGATTATAACCAGGCTGGTCGACATGGTCTGCTCTAGACATCTGAATACTTTGTGTTTGAGGCTGTGCAATGCTTTCAACATGCCAGTCTCCATCTCTAAAGTAGCTGACATTTATTGTCTGTTGCCCGGTTGTGTAAGCATAGATATAAATGTATTTTATCTGTTTCTTAATTGCTCCATAACCAAAATCATGCCATTTACTTCTAAACCAGCTATACATTGGTTCAGCAGGTAGTATCTCTTTTTCAGGCGTCGGCTGCTGAACAGAATAGCCAGCCACACGTTTACCTGAGATTACCATTAGTCCATTCCCAACTAGGGTATTGACTGGTAATGTATTGTATTGACTGGCATTCCCAAGGTCATGTCCAAATATAAAGTTTCCATCATAGTCAATGGTGCAAGATGAAATGGGCCAGCCATCTCTAACAGACCAACCTCCATTTTGATGAAGTACTAAACCAATCCCATTCTTATTATTACCATAGTCTGCAATGTAGCAGTGGTATTCCTTAGCCTGAGGCCAGTAAACTCCAACCGCTCTCTTCATTCCACCACGACTAAGTGTCTCTGCTAGTAAGTCAACTGGTGTTGAAAGCTTTTGTATCTTCAATTGATAACCAGCAAAGTTACCTTGAATAGCGTAGATACCATCCTCTGATAGGAATACAACTCCAACTCCTGGAACAGCTGCTATTGTGGAATGTGATTTGCATCCGATACCAGCCACAAAAGGTGTGATAGTGAATGCACCTGGACCACCTGTGATGACATCTATGCCTCTTTCTCTGAAGACGAACATGTTATTATAGTAAGGAAACAAAGCGGTCACGTCGCCACCCTCACGGTTCCCTACGTCAAAGTATGAGGTAGCTCCAAAACTATCAAGTTGAAGTGGATTAGAATAGAATACTCGACTAGGTAGTTTCTTTCCACCATCTATGAAAAGACAATTTTGAAAGCTGGCTGCAAACCTTGGTGATTGAGAAGGTAGGACAATAGAGTCTGAAGGATTAGGAGCCTGAGAACCTAACTGGTCGTCCTCTAAATAATCAACACAATCCTCGGTTACGTTATCGTATATTGCCATGCAAAAGAAAAATGTTGTTGCATTATTCTTTGTTCTATAAATCTTTCTAGCGACTGTACCAGCTGGTCCTGTAGGAAGTCCTGATAGAATAACACCAGTTCTAGATGTAGTGTTTACACCACTGACAGCAAACTCTGTTGTTGTCCATATTACCTTATCAGATGACTGACTAATAGGACTCTCAGAACCATTCTCATTTATCAATGTTACCTTATAGAAATACTCATTGACATGGTCCTTAGTGTTGAAACCAACACCCGGCCAGTTCTCACTCTCTACTTTGACTGGTAATCCTGAATTGTTTCTTTTAATGTAGTCTTCAGAGCCGAATAAAAAATACCCACCTCCTCTATCAGATGGGTCACTAGCCGGATTTCTGGTTGAAGGTGGACCTGGAGCTTCTGTCCAGCCAACGGGCATTAGTTTTTTCCCACCTCTATACTTTATGATAGCATTATTACCATTAGCAATTACGACGTAGTTACCAAATGGTTCATAAGATGTTACATAATCTGAAGGTGCTGGAGGTTTTCTACCACCTTGAACTTCTACACAAGTTTTAGTAGAACCATTCACTTCATAGAGTTCATTCTCTTGTTCAAACAAAAGATGTGACTTAGCACCGTTATGAGACATGTGGCAGTATAGTGAATGAACCGGTCCGTTTACTGGGTAAGGTACTCCACCACCTCCGAACTGTGCCATTCCAGTAAAATACTTTTCCCATCCAAAGAAGTTATGCCAACTTTTTGTCTTATCATCGAACATCATGTTAACCATGATATTGCAGGATTGAGGAGGGGCTGGACTACCCTGAAACATCCCTTCTATTTTTGCAACTTCTTTTCTTGATGAGCTCTTCATATTATCCTACGAGTGCGTTAATGTCACAAATGGTTTTGCCCAAACCGGACCAACTTTATAGCCGCTCTTGATATATGGACCAGCACCAACAGTAAGATGTTTCTGTTCTATTCTTAATAGGTCCTTATCTGCTTTACGTCTATAAAACTCTGCTTGAGCGACATTATTAAATTTCTGGAATAGCTCTTCACATGCTCTATAAACCAGATAACGATGTGTATCAGCAGGAGATGTTGGTGTGTCTATATCTTCTATCAACCTATTGGGCTGTTGAACGTATCTAATCCTAATAGGAGTTCCAAAGTCTGAGGTACCTTGTGATGGTCTAGGGTATAATCTTATTCTCCAACAGCGACCTTCATTCTCAGGTGCACGTGGTAATGATTTCCACCAGTCCATGTTGGATGGGTCAACGATAGTTCTTGGCCAGGCATAACTAACATCATCATCAGATATCTCTATAAACTTAGCACCTGTTGAACCTGTGCCTCCAATACCTGTGTAATAGGCTGAGACATCTCTAAATATTTCATCACTGTAAGATGGAGCTGGACCTACAGATTTTAGTCTGACATAAATACGTTTATGTAATCCATTGAGATTATTAAGTGTTGTGTCTCTTGTCAGGAATGTCAGACCAGCGTTACCTAACGTAACATTAAATGTTTGCGCTGCTGATAGAGGACCGGGTATACCATTGAACATGTAGCAGTATTTGAACTCATATTCACCTTGTATCCAGAAGTCTGCTGCAACACCTGCTTCATTAGGAACAAAGTCTGAATTTAAGGGAACAAAGTCCTTAGCTTCCCATAATTTTTCTGGTGTAGTATTATAAGATATCCAATCTGTAGGTGAACCTTCGAGGTCTAACTTGAGATTTAACTCTTCATCCCTACGTCTAGTTAACTGATACATCGCTCGATAACCAGCCTTACCAGCTTCAATAGGATTTCTCATATTTACTGAGACAGGATAGTCACAGTCTGTAGGTAGAGGCAAGTACCTTTGCATAACATGTGCTGTTATTGTACCTGCATTACTACTTCTCCATCCAAACCATTGAGTTGGATGTTGAGGTTGTTTTATTCCAGCAACCAGTTTTTCAAGGAACGCATTGGTTCCAATAATACTAGTTATGTAAAACTCTCCATTATCTTCCTCGTCAATTGCTCCTGAGATTTGAACTACACAACCACCATAGTTCAAGCCTATACCTGTTATAGCAATACTCTTGTTTCCAGCAGTTGTTGCTATAGTTGATAGATGGGTTGCAGTGATATCATTTAAGGCATAATCATCAACCACGACCTGACTGAATGGCCATGGGTGGAGGGCTATAAACTCAAGATAAATTTCGTTTATTACTCTATTTACCTCTTCTTTATAACTCGTGATGTTAGGGTCATAGTCCAGTATTGAACCGACCATATCCCTCAATTGACTAAGTCTCATAATAACCCCTTTAAGAAAGCGGCCGTTTTAACCCACGGACCCGGGGCGTTCATCAAGGAGAACCGGGAATGCCTAAAAACCCGGAAAACACCACTTTCACAGCAAGTGGCCAGCTGAAAGTTATTAAGGTTTACGGAAACTTAGTGATAATCCAAACGTCGCAAGTTCCACCAGCTTCGTTCTCAAGAGCGATAGCGATAGCACCACGAATATCTGGACCAGCCATTTGTTCGAGTGAACCAGGAGCAGTGACGACACCAAGGACATCCCCAGCACCAGCACCAGCTACACAGATTGCATTTTCAACGTAACCACCGACGACGACATTGATGAATTCACCGCCCAGAGCAGTTGAAGCTTCAAGAGCCACACCTACCGCTAGACGGTTTCCACCTGCGCCACCCGCTGTACATTGGTTAACTACCGAGACGCGTTCTGCATCCGGTTGTGTAACGTCAAAGCGAACTGATTCACCAACTGCCACCGCACCACTCGTTCGAAAACGAAGAGTACACTGACGTGCTGACTGAAAAGGATTATCCTGGCCGACTGATGGAGCTGCAAGAGCTTCATCTGCACCATATAATTTTTGTATAATTGTTGAAGTAGCCATGATATCTCCTAAGTTTCGGCGTTAAC